GTCCAGCCAAGAGGGAGCACCTAACGGTATATGGTTTAATACAGATGGCACCTTTATGTATGTGATAGGTACTACATCTAAAAAGATACATAAGTATGTGTTATCCACACCATGGATGATATCTTCGGCAGTATATAGCAACTCGTCTTATTATGTAGGTGCAAAGGCGAGCTGGCCATACGCTGTTAGTTTTAAGCCAGACGGTTTAAGCATGTATGTAATTGGTGCAGCCAGCGATAAGGCGCATCAATATGCGCTAGCGACCGCCTGGGACATTGGAGCGCCTTCCTATGTGGGTTACTTTCCAGTAGCAACATATGACGGTGCACCTCGCACAGTCTCTTTTGATATAACAGGTTATAAAATGTATGTAGTAGGTTCAGATTATTTTCGCGTACTCCAATTTGACTTATCAACAGCCTGGTTGGTTGATTCTGCGTCGTACTCAAAGATATTACAATTACCTGATAGACGGACAGGTTTATTTTTTAAGCCAGATGGTCTTACATTGTTTCTGACAAATGAGGCTGATTCAAGCAACAGCAGGATCTATCAACTTAATCTTTCAACTGCGTGGGAAATTGATACAGCTACTCAAGTAAACACATATAACCTAACCAGTGAGAACACGCTAGCCGCTAGCATGTTCATTAGCCCTGATGGTGCTCATATGTTCAGTGTGGGAAGAGAAATGGGTAAGATTTTCCAGTATAAGATGGGAGCATAATGTATATAAAAACAAGTAATAATGTGATTGATTTTCCTTTTTCAATAGCTAAACTTAAAAGAGAAAATCCAAATATAAGCTTTCCAAAAACACTCTCTGATAGTCAATTGGAAGAATTTGAAGTATATCCTGTAATTGTTAATATTCCAGAGATGTCCGCGTCTCAGGCGCTGGGTGTCTTGACCTTTCCAGAATTAGTTGAAGGGGTGTGGGAGGTAACGTACACAGTTATAAATCTCCCACCTGAGGAAGTACTGGCAAAAGCCAAATCATTAAGAGATCAGGAGATAGTTGCTGATATTTTTGTCCATGAGGTGTCCTGGCAAGTTGATGATAGAGGTAGAGACAACATGCGCAATGCAATTGAAACAGCACATCGTAAAGAACTACCTGTGGACACAACACAGGCCTGGATACTATCAGATAACAGTATAAGGTACACAACTGTTGCAGAGTTAGAAGAAGTTTTGAATCAATATACTCTACGTATTGGTGAAATATTTATGTCGTATACTTTATGGCGAAGTGGTGATAAGCTTCTACCGTTTAGTATTTAATAAGGAGAGTATGCTTGTGACATTAGATACGACCATACGAGTTTCAGACATCGTCACTGTAGCAATCACTATAGCAAGCTTTGTAAGTTTGTTTATTTGGATGAAGTTAGCCATTACAAGGCATGAGATAATGCTTTTCAACGCAAGTGGAGAACCGAGACTTGTATCGTTCGAAGCACTGGAGCGTCAACAAGTTGTGTGCAGAACTGCCATAGCGTCAGACGCTAAACATCAAGACGGTAATGTGAATAAATTAACTACTGAAATAACAAGTTTATCAAACAAAATAGATCAGTTATCAAGATGTGTAACCATTTTGGCATCTGGCGGTAACGTAAAGGATTGTTAAATGAAAGATAAAAGCAAGGCACTTGAAGCAATCGAACCTGTAATTGTGACTGGTTTTCCAATATATGAATGCAACCCCTCTGATTGGCATGTTCAATCAGCTGGCGAAGATATTTTTGCTAAGAATATAATAACAGGAAGAGAATTCGAAGGTACTAGAGAGGCTTTTTGTAAAGCTTTAAGAGGTTAATAAATGGCAATAGTAAACGCTGCCCAGGCTGAGATTAAAACAGTAGGTGATCCAAATGCATCTTACGAATCGCTAAAACCCTTATGGACAAGATCGAAGGCAGTTTGTAGTGGGGAGCGTTTTGTTAAAGACCTTGATGGTATAGTGTCTACACGTAACATGCTCATACCTTTCTCGGCCTCGATGACTCAAACTCAATATGACTTCTTTAAGGCAGAAGCGGAATTACCTGGTATTACTGCCCAATTCTCTAAAATGTTAATCGGAGGGTTGTTACGAAAGACGCCTGTATTAACACTACCTGAATCTGTACCAGAGGATGCTCATGATTGGATTATAAATCAATTTGGACAAGATGATTCTCAACTAGTCTCTGTATTAGATACGGCTCTATGGGAAGAAATTCGTTCAAGTCGATGTTGGATCTTTGTTGACTATCCCTCTATAGATAATGTAAAGGTCTTAAGTAAAGAACAAAGGGATGCACTGAAGCCCTACCCTATTATAATGGAAGCGGAATCCGTTATAAATTGGCGCTATTCTTCTGATGATATGGGTAAGGATCTTCTCAGTATGGTTATTGTTAAAGGTTTAAGAGAAGATTTTGAAAAGAATGAGTTTCACCCTACATATATAGAAACTGTAGATGTTCACGATTTAGACGAAGCAGGTCTATACCGTATCAGAAAGTATGAGAAGGAAGCACCTTCCCAAAATTTACCTGTAGTAGCAGGTAAAAAACTACAGCGAAATGAAAAAGGTGTCTTTATCCTGAAGGAGACCATTGAGACAGTACAAATGAATGGACAACGCTTAGCCTTCATTCCAGCATGGCCTCTCAATGGTAGTGTGGAACCTGTAGAACCAATTTTGTCTACTATAATCGATAAAGAAATAAGCCTCTACAATAAAATAAGTAGAAGAAACCATTTGCTATATGGCGCCGCTACATATACCCCTATCATTAGCTCTGATATGGAGAAGGAGTCTTTCGATGAGATTACCGAAGCAGGTCTAGGATCTTGGATTCTTTTGGAAAAGGGTGATACAGCCTCGGTTCTCGCAACACCAACAGCTGCACTTCAAGATATGGATAGGGCTATTGCAGCAAGTATCGAGGAAATAGCTAAGCTTGGTATTAGGATGCTTACACCTGAGACTGATCAGTCCGGCGTTGCACTGCAATTACGTAATGCAGCACAAACGGCTCAGCTGGGAACGCTGAACAGCAAAATAAGCGGTACGCTTAAGCAAATTATCGCATTTATGATTGAGTGGCGTTACGATATTGATATGGATCCAAAGGATGTAGATTTCAGTCTCTCAGCAGACTTTAATCCTACTCCGCTTGGTCCAGACTGGCTACGTCTTGCTACTGAATGGTATGAAGGTGGTAAAATACCTCGTAGCATTTGGCTCACTATTCTTAAGCACAACGATATTCTCAGCCCTGATTATGATGATAATGACGGCCAAAAGGAAATCAATGAGGACACGCTTCTTAATGTTAATGAAACAGACTATATGAGAAAAACACAATTAAAGGAATAAAATGAGAGTCAATGCAAACACTGCTGTATATGATAAGACGTTAGATAGAGCGGCTATGGCTCAATTACATGAAAGACGTATAAACAATAAAGTAAGTGGTGCACTTGACAAACATATCAAACGAGTCAACACTTTAGTTGAAAGCGCAGACTTATCTAAAGCTGGAGTCAGTAAATTGATGAAGGCTTTAGATAAGGAGATAAATACATCTTTCTCAGATATAAATAGGACAACTAAAGCTTCTTTGATAACCTTTACTAAAGACCAAATATCATGGGCCTATCAAAATATGGAGACCCATGTAGGAAAGATCTGGAAGACTGAAAGACCGAATAGGATGGTCGCTGAGGATATAATACTAAAGCGACCGCTGATAGCAGATAGAACACTGCTGGAGGGCTGGTCTGGGATAAGTCTTGGCGAGCGTATGAGGATTAATCAGACGATTAGGAGAGGTATTGCAGAAGGTAAGTCTGTAAACGATATCGCTCTTCTTGTGCGAAAAGGTAATGTACATAATATAACACGTAATCAATCTAAAGCACTTGTAGTAACAGCTATGACATCGGTTCATGCTCAGGCAGATCAAGTGGTGTATGAAGCCAACAGTAAAGCAATCATAGGTTGGCAGTATGTTGCTGTGCTAGATTCTGCCACTACTGAGATTTGTCGTAGTAAGGACGGTAATATATACAAGCCTGATGATTATATTAACTTACCACCTTCTCATTATAATTGCAGATCAACAACTACACCTGTATTTAAATCATGGGAGGACATGGCTAAGTTAGAAGGTGTATCTCAAATACGAAGGCGTAATTTATCACGTCTAAGTGATAAGGATAAGGCTTTCTATGATGGAATGACACCGCTGAGAGAATCTTATGAGGAGTGGTTACGTAGACAACCTCCTGCAGTTCAACTGAGACATCTAGGTGACTATAAGAAGTTAGAGCTATTCAGAGAGGGTCAGATATCTCTTCGCCAATTTACTACTGACAAAGGAGCATCAATTGGCATACGTGATCTGAGAGCAATGACGAGTCCAGCGGTTTCAGGTGATACTCGAAAATTTGCCATGTCGAAAGAGAAATTAGACGCAATGCGTTTATATGCAACAAATCCAGACGATCTTTTAACAGATGCGACACTCAGAAGAACACTTAAGGATTATTATTTGTTACAAGCCAGCGAAATAGACGGTACATTGTCCTATACTAATTATCGTGGTACACTCTTACACAATAAAAGAGCATCACGAATGAGAGTATTGTCAAGTCCTCCTACAGAAGCTCAGTTGAAGTTCAATCCCGTGACAGGTAGATACGAAGATGTTCGTATGTATCAACCAAACCATTATGTGTTAAATAACAGCCTTAGACTTGTTGATGAAAGCAAAGATCTTCTTGATCAAGACAAAGCTTTTATTACAGCATTTGAAAAAGACCTATCCGAACAAATGAGTGTAAATCAGAGAGCTGTTATTGTTGATAACTTAAGGAGTATATTCGCAAGGTATCGCAGAAATCCAGAGCCTTGGATTAATTTTAAAGGTGTTGTACAAGGACAATTAAAGTTTGACATTATGAATATTTCTGATGAAATCGAAACACAGATCAGAAAAGATAGTAATGTTCTGAAGAAGCTACTACAAGATAATTATGTTGATCCTGTCCTTGGTACAATAGAGCTAGACAAATTACACGATAACTTCATAAATAATATATTTGCGAAAATTAAATGGGAAGATACAATGGCACCGCAGATTGCCAATGAACTTAGAGGTATGCCTACATTATTAGGTCGCTTTCAAGATCTTGTTACACCCAAAGCATATAAAGAAATAAGAGGTTCAATAGATGCAACAATTCTTAAAAATAATCCAATACTTTGGAAACGCCTTGATGAGAGTAGCCTCCAACAATTCTACCTTAGATTTGCTCATCGCCTCAGTCTCGCTGACACTCCTGATAGGGACTCTTTCGCTGTTGCCCTCGGGCGTGATCTTTACAATCTTGGTGGTCTTAATGGTAACCGTCGCTCTTGGTACAGACTGGGGATGGATATTGTCGAAGATGAAAGAACTAAGAAATTCTTTGAAGTAGAGACCTTTGGTGTACAGAAAAGACGACTTAAGAGTAAAATGAGTGGTCAGTACTTCGGTCAGTATTACGATACGCTTTCTTATAACATTCGGGTAACTGATCCTAGAATACAAGAGTATTCAAGACTTACTCGTAAGGTTGATCTTGGTCTTCGCGTGAGTGTAACTTCACCTGAGAATCGCTTGCTTATAAGAGAAGGTTATAAGACTTATTTTGTTAAGCGAAATGGACTTTATAATGATACCAGAATACCGATTACTTCTACATCTAGCTTTAGTGATTTCCCTGTTGAGTTTGTTGATAAGAATTTAGCAGATGCTTTAAACTGGACATCTCAAGCTCAGTATAAGATCGATCCAGAATTCTATGACTTCACTAAGAAGCTTCTCTATTTTGAAGATGATAGAGGTAAGGCAGCTTTCTATAATAGTTTAAATGAGTATCGTGAGTTTATGATAGCTCGTGGTGATATGTATGAGAGATTCTCTGCTATGGAATGGTTACGTAATAGCGGTAAAGGGTTCTCTAATCATGCGTTTATTGATCATCGCGCAAGAGTATACGAGAGAGGTTTGATAGGTCCACAATCAGGTGAAACCTTTAGTTAAATAGAGGCTTTAAGCAGTAATGCTTATCGAATAATTGGGTGAATTCAAAGGAAGTCTCACGTTAGAGATAATTTTGAGCCAAGCTTAAGTCGGGAGACTTTTGAAGGTGCAACGATCAGGATATACTAGCTAGAACAGTTAATGAAATCCGTAGGAGTCTAGTGACTCTGAAGCCCCCAACATCCTATAAGGATGGTGACATGATCTGGTCTACATGGTGACATGTAGAAGTGTTCTGTCGAGCACATAATATGAAATGGAAACGATTTATAAACACAGACTATTTCAAGGTCCATAATGGTACTATACACAGTATACTTTCTGGGAAAACTTGGAAAAATATTAAATAATTAACAACTCGACAGAATAACTGATAAGAACTAACGAATCTTATTGAACAAAACGTAGACCTTTCTTGAATACAGCAAAAGAAGAAAACTTCAGTAGATTGGGATTCCTCAATTTACAAGATCAAATAGGCGCATTTCTTGGTGGACTTGAGGACTATTTTGAGGCGGGACATAACGGCTTATCGATAACCGGACGTCAACTAATAGCTAAGAAATGGCGACCTGAGATGATTAAGATCGGTAATCATATGCGTAGAGGTAAACCTACAGATATGAGAGCTATCCTTGAGAATGAGATAGTGGGTCGTATTGATGGAGAAGAACAAGGTAAGTTCTTTAGGCTCTGCTTGGAGACTGCTAAGTTAGATGAATATCTAGATGCTTCTGTTAAGTTAAGCTACAAATACGAAACAGCAGTCGCTGAACTAGATACTTACAAAAAAGGCCACATTCTTCATAAGTTTGATTCAAGTATACAAGGAAAGGGTTATGGCTCCAAGTTATTGGAAAATATAATTTATGATGCCGATATAAGCAAAGAGCCTATATATTTACAAATAATGCCGCGAAACGAGAATGCTGAGAGACTAAAAGTTTATTATCGTAAGTATGGGTTCAGGCCTGTAAAGGATGAGTATGCTAACATGTATGTACGCATGCCCTCTAAGGGTAATTTCGATAAATACGCTGACTTGAATCTTGAGCGTCTTAAAGACTATAAGATAGCGCTTGCCTTAGAACAAGATGCATCAGCATCAGGGGCGCAGATAATCGCATTAACCACAAGGAATAAGCAATTAGCAGCATTAAGTAATGTTGTGCCTACTCATGAAAAACAGAGAATTTATGATGTTGTTGCATCTGCTTGCTTTAATGATCCTAGGTTTATTAAGATAAACCAGAGGCTTGGTATTACAGAAAAAGATCTACGTAAGGGCGCTAAGTACCAGATTATGGTTTCGCTTTATGGGGCTGGAGAAAGGACAGGTATCCTTCAGGTTGAGAAAAACTTAGCTAAGGCTCTCGGTAAGAAGGAAGGCACTTTAGTCATAAATACGACAGACCGCGATACTGTACTCGGAGAAATTTCGGCACGTATCGCAAGATATGAAAGGTGGGATCCAGAAACAACAGCAGAGCTGAGGGCACTTAGAGAGAACGTAAAGGACATATTCAACAAAGGCACTAGTCCTGGTGATGAAATAATGCATCAACTGAATTTTCTTGACAGCTCAACGAGAGAACTGGTTGATAAACTTACACGCTCTTATGATAGAGTCGTAACACCTGCTGACTTTAAAGATGTTGCACTAATCCTCAGCGAATACTTGGCTGAGGAGGCGCCTATCATTAAGTTGTTCTCTAAGTATTGTGGTAGACTGGCCGCTGATTTTCTTGCATATGCAAAGCCTAGTAATTCTGACTTCGATTGGGTTTCTGTCCTGAAGACTACGATCAGAGGCAGTAAAAAGAAAGGCTACGTATTACCAGGATCTGTATCTACAGCCTTAGGCTTGAAGGCAAATGAGCCTGTTGCTGAGAAGTTTCTGAAAAGATTAGGAATATGGAAGCCTGGTGGGACTCTGGATGAGATCATAAATGGTATAGACTCGCCTGAGTATCGTAAGACAGGGTTTAAGTACTCTAAGTTTGAGATTAAATCATTAGCATTAGATTTAAAGAAAGCTACCTTTGGTAAGTCAAAGAAAATGTTTTCTATAGAGGTGTTCAAAGCTAATAAGCTACCAAAGAGTTGGACAAATGCACCTTCAGTAAATTTTGATGGAAAAATTATAGAGCAAAACTTTACACAATCTTTTGAAGAGAAATTAGTATACAAAGATAAATTCGGTAATTGGACCACTAATGTTCTACAAATACCTCAAAAGACAGAATTAGATTGGTGGGACCAGGCAGTAAACGCTAAAGGAAAGATAAATGATATAGCTGACGGTGTGAAGGCCAGGACAGCGTATGGTGTCAATACTAATCACAGTAATGACGCCACTCTTGTGAAGAACTTCCATAGATGGGGTAAAGCAAATAATATTCAAACCTCATCTGTACATGATGCTTTTGTAACTAATGCACAACATATGTTAAAAGGCAGGGAAGCGCTTAGAGAGATAATGGCTAATACATTAGAGAGTAATATCATAAAAAAGACGCTTGATGAGATGCTTTCAAGGGGGCTGCCTGAAGACATTTATCTAAAATATCTTAATGAAGCTATTGATACGGGACTTATACCAGTACCAGGAAGGTCTATTATTGGCGGTAAGGTATTAAAGATATCTGATATACTAACGAAAGAAGACATATTAAAGAAGTTACCTACAGAATTTAAGGATGATTACGGTTTCTATGGAATTGGTTGAAAGACACCGTTGTCTTAACCCTTAAAAGATTATTTGTAGTTTAAACTGGATAAGTAGGCTATTAGCGTAGCCTACTTACCATAATAATGAATTGTATTCATTAATCAAAATTGAGTTGTACTCAAAGGATGTAACAATGACACCAGAAGAATTGGAAGCAGAAGAATTGAAGAAAGCAGAAGAAGCAAAATTAGCTGCTGAAGAAAAAGCAAAATTTGACGCTCTTTCCCAGGAAGAGAAAATTGCAAAACAGATAGCTGACGGTATTGCTGCTGCCCTTAAGCCAATTAAACAGAATCTTGACAATGCCTACTCAGAGCGCGATAAAGTCAAAGCTGAGCTTGACCGCATTGCTAAAGAGAAACGTGAATTGGAGCTTCAAAGGCTAAAAGATGAAGGAAAGTTTAAAGAAGCACATGAGATCGAAGTGAAGACTTTAAAAGAGGAGAAAGAAGCAACAGATAAACGTAACGTGGAACTTACCCGTGACGTTCAACTCAAGGATGCTCTTAGTGGACTGGATTTCAGTAATGTAAGGTCAATGAACATGGCTGCATCAGAAATTACAGCACAACTTGTCAGAAATGAAGACGGAAAATGGGTTCATAAGACAGGTGCCTCAATCGAAGAGTTTGTTAGTCTCTTTGCTACTAATGATGAAAATGAATTCCTCTTTAAACCTAAGTTAAACTCTGGTGGCGGAGGCAAGAAACCAACTAATAACGGTACTCCTGATAACTCAGGTTCTTTGTTTAAAAAGAGCCAAACAGAAGTACTTAAAATGGCTCGAGAAGGGAAACTACCTCGACGTCAATAAGGATTAAAAGATGACCGTAAGAACTAATGTAGCTGGAGCGGACAATTATGTTCTCCAGGAAGCTATCTCAGCTTATGCAGATGAAGCATATACTACCGCAAAGAAACTCTCCGGCACTGGTATTGTCGGTGAAAACCCTAATATTGACACTAGTACTGAAACCTATATGGGCCAGGTTAAATGGTGGAAACCGCTTACTCCTGTTATCAATATAGCTTCACTTACCGTAGCAGATGATGGTATCCCTACCACATCAGCCCAGGACTTTTTGATGTATGTTAAAACTGTTCGTACTGCCGGAGCTACCAAGGTTAATCTGTCGCACGTTGTTACGCAAGATGATGGACTGGCTAAATTTGGTCGTGATTTTGCAGAAACTCGCGCACAAGATGAGCATAATGCGATCCTCGCAGTGCTTAGAGGTGTAGCTATCTCTGAAGCGATTAATGGTGCTGCAGTTGGCAGTGGCGGGACTGGACTTGGAGGACAAACCTTTGAGAACGATCCAACGGATATGAAGTATGGCTTCTACGTAGACCTTGGCGCAAATAACAAGACTGTTATTGCTGCTTCTTCTACTGTACAAGGTGCTGCTCGGGCTGAAGGTTTCCTCCAAGCGTTTGGTAAAGCATTTAAAGACCATGAACCTGAGTGGGCGTATCTTGTTGCCTCTCCTGAGACTATTGCCTCTCTTAGGTCCGCAAACCTTGTAGATCAAGACAGAGTACAAGATGGTAATATAATGTTTAATACCATCTTTAATGGTAAATTTCGTCTGATTCAAACTCGTGCATCGCAGGGTCTGAGTACTGCCGAACTTACCAAGATTAACTCTGGAGCTGGTGTTGACATTACAGGTACGAAAACCACCTTCATTGTTTTGCCTGGCTCTATCGCAATGAAAGCATTAGCTATCGACGAGCCTACCGAGATTGAGAAGAAAGCTGCTGCCTATAAAGGTGGTGGTACTACATCTATCTGGCACCGTTGGGGCTATGTCCTTGCACCAAGTGGATACGATTGGGCAGGTTCACAGCAGGCATTTCCGTCAGATGCAGAGTATAGCTATGTTGTCACCGCTGGTACTCCAGGCGCGCTTACTGCTGCAACTAATGTACTGACGGGAGTAACTGGTACTTTCAAACGAAAATCTACCTCCGCCCTTTCCTTAGGTATTTTGCCTATCTTCCACGGTTAATATTATGTCTCTTGAAAAGGGTACAAACTCTTATTGTACAGTAGAAGAAGCGGATGCGTATTTTGCAGATAGGTTAGATGTTGATGCATGGATGACTGCCTCTGAAATTCAAAAACCACAATCCTTAATAGTGGCTACTTCTATTCTTGAGGAATACCCTTGGATGAGTTGTGTAGTGGATGAAAACCAGCCTCTGGCATTTCCTAGAGTTGGCGTATACTTCGATCCTAGGGTAGGTTATGATGTTGCTTTGAGTGTGGTGCCGGACAGGGTTGTTAAGGCAACCTTTGAACTGGCGTATCATTTGCTTAATAATGACGGTTTACAAGATGATTCAGGCTCTGTAAAAGAGCTCCAGATTGGCACAATAAAACTTATTGATCTAAAAAGTCCAAACGGTAGACCAGCGACAGTAACAAGATTGACCAAACCCCTACTCATCAATAGAGGTCAAAATGTAGTGTGGAGAGCTAATTAATGGGATATAGAACACTGTTAGATAGAAACTTAACACGAGCATTTAATCTAATAAAAGACCTAGCAGTGGATGTTACACTTATAAAAATAAGTAAATCAGAGTTTGATTTTGGTTCACAATCAGCCACCACCACAGAAGAAAGTGTAATAACTAAAGCTGTGTGGATAGAGGTTGATGAACAGATAATGTTAAAAAGTGCCACTGTAGGTGATATTAACATGTACAGTGGCGTCTCTTATCAAGGCAAACTTTGGAAAATCGTTGAAATTTTAAAGAACGATGGTTACATTGTAATTCTAAAAGTGGAGATATAATGGGAAAATATCAAGATACAGACTCCGATATATTTTCTCTTTTTGATGTAGACACTTGGACTATAAAAACAGTTCCGTCAAACTTTGTAACTAAAGGCTTAGAAAAATATATTAGAGTTAACATCATCAAAGGTTCTAAGGGTATATACTTTAATTCCTTATCAGGAATTCTAATGATAGAGATATTTATTTCCGCAGGTGAAGGCCCAAAAGAGCTTTCACTTATTGCAGATAAACTCGACTCGCTTTTACAAGGCAAAACACTATCAACTAAGGTTGGTGCTATTACTCAACTAGGCATTAGTGCAATGGCTGACAATGGTATTGACAAGGATAATGCAGCCCTGTTCAAGGCAACTTACACAATTCCGTTTAAATATTTTGGAGTAAATTAAATGTCACATATTTCTTCTATCGGCGCAGGAATGTATTCAGATCTTTCTGTCTCTACGCCCCTGACTCCTCCGGCCAACTTTTCTCTACTGAATAGTTCTAGCACCTTGCAAGCATTGTTTGCAACTGAGATTGAGAATGTGGGTGGGACTAAGGCTGCAAATACTTTTGTTCGTATTAAAAACGTTAGAGAGTTTCCTGCAATGGGTACTCCGCCTAACGTTGTAAACGTACCTGTCTACGGCTCGTCCACCTCTCAGCAGATTCAG